GCGGAGGCCGCCTCTGGCTTGGAGAAAAAGATTGCGCAGTATGAGTCAGAACTGACTCGACTGAGAAAAGCTACGACACCGGCGAACAGTCAGCCTTCGGCTCCTGCACGTCAGAAGCAGTTCCATGAAATGTCCAGCAAGGAACAGGAAATGGAATTGTTGAAGATGGCCGCAGAAGCTGATCGCGTCTAAACTCTGGTTCTAGCAGAAAGATAATACTACAATGGCTAACGTAACCACAGGGTCTGTCTCTGCACAGTTTCAGACCTTTTTTTCAAAGCAACTCCTAGAACGGCAGATCCCCTTGCTCCAGATGGAGCAGTTTGCCCAAAAGGTTCCTTACCCGACGAAAACTGGCGGCAACAAGACCGTCCGTTTCTTCCGGTTTGACAACCCCAGCATCAGCTCGATCACCACTCTCTCCGAAGGAACGACTCCTACGGGCGGAACTGGTGAACGTCAGTTGACCCTGACCACGGTTGAAGCAACCCTCGTTCAGTACGGCTCCAGCATCGTTCTCACGGACGTGTTGCTCGCCACCGAACTCTTCAACCACTTGGCGCAGGCCACAAAGCAACTCGGCGAAGACGCAGCTCTGCATGCGGATACATTGTCGCATCGCGCGTTGGTCTTGAACACGACTGACTCCACGACTGCTGGAACAACCGTCTCTGCTGCGTCTTATACACGCTATGCTCAGAATGGAACCAACGGAACCAACTTCCAAGGCGCATCTGCGGCTAATGCTGCGATGACTGCTCTTGACTTGTTGGATGCCGCGACCTCACTCAAAGTGAACCGCGCCCCCAAGATCAAAGATGGTTACGTCCTCATCGCTCCTCCCCAGGTCACTCGCGACTTGATGAACGACGATGACTTCCTCCGCGTGTCCTCCTACTCTGCTCCGGATGCTATCTTCCGTGGCGAAGTTGGTCGGCTCTTCGGCGTGAGCGTGATCGAAACTACAAACAACTTGACGGCTGGAACGGCGGCTTATGGTGTTAACACCGAAGCTACTGGCTCCAACTACGCTTCCATCGTTCTCGGTGGGCAAGCCTTCGGCGTGCCTCACCTGACGGCGGTTGCTGCTACCGGATCGCCTTATGCTCCTAAGGTAACGATTCTGGATGCTCCCGACAAGAGCGACATCTATGGACAACGCACCTATGCGTCGTTCAAGACGTTCTACACTGCCAAGCAGTTGAACCCTGCGTTCTACCGCGTGGTGTGGTCGAAGAGCAACTTTAGCTAAAGATCCTAATGGGAACCATGCTAGTTATCGGTATGGGTCCTCGGAAGGCTGGGGAGGGTAAAACCTCCCCAGCTTCTTCCAAAGAGAAGTCTATGCCCAAGGAAGGTCTTGTTCGCTTGCCGCTATCTATGCTTGAGATGGATGGTGGAGAAGGCGAAATGACTGCTCCCGAAGCAGGCGACTCTGTGGAACTCAGTGGCACAGTTGAAAAGGTTGACGGTGATGTTGTTCACGTTCGCGTCAATGATGCGATGGTGGAGAACGAATCCGAAGAGCCTGAAGAGCCAATGATGTCCGAAGAGGATAAAATGCGTAAGTTGGCAGAGTCAGCCGACGAGGAAAGCTATAGCTAATGCCGATCTACCAGTACACCGACACCCGAAACGGATCAGTCGTTGAACTGGAGAAAACGGTTGCTAATCGGGATTCAGTTCCCAAGCACCTCAAAAGGTTTACTTTCCCACAACGCTTGGCAGTATTTGGAACCGGAGAATCCCCATCCGATCCTAGGCTGTCGAGTACATCAACAATTATGAAGGGGTACTACAAACAAGAACAAAAGCTTGGGAGTAGGTTCAAAAGCAGCTTCAGCGCGGATCAAGTGAAACGTGCCTGGAGTCGCAAAGGAGATTAACTATGTCAGACATTTATGTGCGTAGGGAAGCATTGGCTAAAAGCCGTCCTTTCCGCCTCGATACAGCCAAAGAAACGCAGTTGGTTGAAATTACTAGCACAGCTACTGGCGGGACATTCAGCACGAGTGCAACCAGCCTTGGTGCTTTGTTGCTAAAAGTCAACGGTACTGCTGTAAAGATTCCGTTCTACACGGCGTAAGTTATGTCGCGTGCATTAGACAAATTCCAGGGTGGAAACGGGTTTACCGTTGGCACTTCTGGAACTGCGACATCAGGCTACTGGGCGATCCAGATGCTTGCCGACACCACGTTTACTACTATCAGCGGAAATTATGATGGTACGCTGACTGGTATATCAATTGGTTCCGGCAATATCATCTACGGCGAGTTTAACAGCTTTACGGCTGGAACTGGTCGAGTGATTGCATACAAATCGGCCTAATGGAATTAGCAACCACACCGCCAAAGGTTCTATCCCTTGGCGGGTGATTGCATTGTGATTTTATGCCTTCACTAAGTCTTAACATTGGACTAAACAACGGAAGAAAACTGCCTTTTGGTGGTGGGGCTGCGCCTAGCGGGATTGTTGCCGCAACTGCGGGTGATCTTATTATTGATTTCGGTTATACCAGCGGGGAAATTTACACTAAAAACAATAATACATTATGGGTATATAATTTTGGAGAAGAAAGTGAATTTCAAAGATTAAGTTGGAATATCTTTTCTGCAAACGCTTGGGCTTTGGACACTAATAACGGAGAGATTGTAGCAACAAATCCAAGCTCAAATTCGCTTATCATTCCCACAAGTGGATGGACTTATACTGTTGGGGCTGGTCCAGCAGTCACCATCACCGCAGCTTGATGAACATTCCGCTAGTCATCCTTTGCCTTGCTTTTGCATCCTGCTCACCACGCAAGCAGGATAATAATGCCTTGCCAATATATTCAGATATGAGTGCTGCTGAAGATGCTGGGAAGACTCATTATGGGAACTGATGACCAGATTGGCGACTTGCGGGAGAGGCTGGCAAGGATGGAAGAGAGGCAACTCTCTCTGTATAAAATGGTAGAGACGAGCTTGTCAAACTACGCAGATGTGGTAAATAGAATCTCTTCCCTGGAGCATCTCCGGACGAAGGCTCTGGCTATTGCGGGGGTTGTTGGTCTAGTATGTTCAATGGCCTGGGATTTATTAAAAAATCGTTTTAACAGCTAGGAGATATAAATGCCAACACTCGGAACACAACTAATTAGCACCAGCTATCCACAGCTTCTAAAGACCTTTGGAACTGGTGGCATTGATGGCACGCTTCAGGCTATTACTGATGGCGATGACACGTCTTCAGCTCTTCAGCTATCCACAACTGGCGTATCCAGCACTGGCTCAATGTCGGTTACTGGCACGGCCACGGTTGGAACACTCAAGGTAGGCGCATCTGGTCCAAGGCTGACTGCTGTAAGCTATGGAACATTTGCCTTCTCTGGCGGCACAGTTCAGACGCATGCTGCCAACGACACCACAACTGGAACATTTGCTTTATCATGCCAGCTTGGCGACATTGTGATTGGATCAATCAATAGTTTTGGATCAACTACTGGGGCTGGGGCTTTGTTTGTAACAAGCTTCTTCCCGATAGCAACGGATGTTGTCGAATACAACATAATCGGAAAAGGCACAACCACGGGGACAATTCCAGCAGGAACAATTCACGCAACCGCAATGAGGTTTACAACTTAATATGGCAACAATCCTTAATCGCCAGGTAACATTTGCAACCAACGGAACAGTCACTGCGGCTGGTCTGCATAACCTTATTGACCAGACTGAAATTTATGCTGGCATTATTACGACCCAAGACCAGATTGCCAGCGTAGGTAGCTCCGACCAATTGCTGATTGCCGATGCTGACGAAACATCCACATCTGCTCCGCGCAGAGTTACGGTTGGAAGCATGTTCAACGATGCGTTGAACAATGGAATTTATACGACTGGTAGTTTTACGAATAGGGTAACGGCTGGAAGTTTTGTCGGCAATTTGACTGGTAACGTAACCGGAACGATTGTTGGTACAACTGGAACGATTGCCACGCTGAACAGCACGACAAGCACGATCACAAACCTTTCCGCAACCACATCCACATTCCTTGGAACAATCACAGGCTCAACCAACGTAATTAACATTGGTGGCGGGCAGATTTATAAGGATGGGAGTGGGAATGTTGGGATTGGGACGACGAGTCCTGCATCAAAACTAGATGTTTATGGTGACGGATATTTTCAAAGCCTTGCGGTTGGGGTAGCTGGACAAACTGGAAATAGAAACGCCCTTATTGATTTTACTGGAGACGACTTCTATTCAGATTACGGATTAAGAATCATAAGGGGCGATACTGGAGCAAATGCAAATTCGGTATTAATACACAGAGGAACTGGAGGCTTCTTTCTTCAAACAACAGAAGCAGGACCAATTATATTTCAAACCACGAACACAGAACGCCTCCGCATTGAGGCAAGCGGCAATGTTGGGATTGGGACTGGCGGAACTGCGGCTGCGGGAAAACTTGACGTTTATGGTTTGGGCTATTTTCAAGGTCTTGAGGTTGGAAAATCTGGTCAAACTGGAAATAGGAATGCTGGGATTGATTTTATAGGAGATGACTTCTATAGCGATTACGGATTTAGAATTATAAGGCAATCAACTGGTTCAAATGCCGATACATATCTGACAAACAGGGGAACTGGAAGTCTAGTCCTTGAGAGTGTAGAAGCTGGTCAAGTATTGATTAACACAAGTCAAGTAACTCGACTTACAATCAATTCAAGCGGCGGCGTAACTATTGCTGGTCTTGCTGGCTCTGGATCAAGGGCAGTAAATGCTAGTGCTACTGGTCTTTTGTCAGCCGCATCTGATGCGTCATTAAAGGAAGAAGTTGCTGGAGCGCACATTGCTGGTCTTGCAGAAATACTTCAAATTCATCCAAAGATGTACAGATGGAAGGATGATATTGCCAATCGCGGTGAAAATGCGTCTGTTGAATTAGGATTTATTGCAAATGATGTTGCACCAATAATTCCATCTGCTGCCCCATTGGGAAACGATGGTCTTTATGGATTTTATGATAGGTCAATAACGGCAGCATTAGTTAAGGCAGTCCAAGAACTTAAATCCGAAAACGATTCTCTAAAATCACGCATTGAAGCACTAGAAGCCAAATGACCCTAACCGAGATCGCTCAATACGCAGGCGAGAAGGTTGGCAAGACCGATGCTGACACGCTCACGTTCCTGCAAAAGTCAGCATCGCTGAACTACCGGCGCGTATGGAACTTTGCCCCTTGGCGTGAGACTGTAACCAACTCAACCTACACGCTGGCCACAAACACTCGCACTGTCAGCCTTGGTTCTCTGGTCGAGAATCCATTGTCCATCGCTTACGATAATAGTGAGCTACAGCCAATGGATTTGGCCACGATTGTAAGCCAGGACTCAAGCCTACTTAACCTTGACACAACTGGCACGCCATCGTTCTATTACTTTAAGGGCAGGAACAGCGGCGGTACGGCTCAAGTTGATGTCTACCCTACGCTCCAGACCAGCAGTACAGCAGTATTGCAGGTGATTGAGAAGCTTCAGTGCATCACAAGAAATAGCTATACGGTTGACTTTCCTCCATCAACTAACTCATTGAATGACGAGCTTCGCTTGCCTCACGTCAACCATGTTGTGTTATCCCTAACCCACGCAGACGCACTTGAGCGTGAGAGGCAGTATGGCAAGGCACAGGTTGTTACGCAGGCTGCCAATGCCGACCTAGCCGCAATGGCCAACTACGAATTGAGCCAGGTTGGAGGAATGAAGCAAATCACTCCTAACAGCCTTGGCGAGCTTACAATCGAAGAGATCATCTAAACAGCCATGCCGTACTTTGTTGACGCAACGGACGATGTGCTGGCGTTTGACGGCATTCGCAACTTCTCTGGTGGACAAGCCAGCGGTCTGCAATCAGATTTATTAGCTGA